GGGTGCTTGTTCTATATTTTTCTCTTGTTTTAGGGCAGATTTAGCTGCCTCATCTTTTAGATTTTTATAATTTTTGAAGTGCTGGGCTTGTTTCTCAATTAGATCTTTCGCTTTAGATGTTTTCTCCGTAGCTTTCGGGAGTTGCGGTAGCACCTTAACGGCATTTTGCCTGTTAAGGGGTACTGGCAGTTCCTTCTTATGAGGATCCGTCTTATAGTACTCTTTAACTTCCGCCAACTCCTTCTTCAGGTACGTTCCATTTAGCATCTTGTTGGAATCAACAATATTGCCTAATGCAGTATAGACAAGCCCGCCTAAAGCTCCCACGGGACCGAACATGGCACCGTTCTTCACGTTATTAAACGTTTTACTAGCCTGCCGTTCTACTTTATTCCCGTAAAGCACCAGATTACCAGCGAGCTGCGGAAACTTACCAACAAGTTTCTTAGCTTCTTGATTATAAAGCATGTCAGCCGCTTCTCTGTGAGCATTGTCTTTGTACTTAGCATAGGCAGAATCATGTTGCCTAGACAAAAAGTCCAATTGGTTAATAGGCTCAGTATCACCCCACTCAACCGAAGGTTGATATTTTCCATTTGACCAATTTGGTCCTGTATAATTACCTGCGTATTCACCTGCTACGCCTTTAATTATGTTCTCCATAGTGTATTTTACGCCACCACCACCAAGGAAAGCCGAGCGGACAAACTCGGCGCCAGTTTTACGACATGGTCGGTCTTACACGGGTTGCTTACCACATATGTTCATAACCATACTGCTTGCTAACAAGCTGATCGCGGCTTTTCAACATATTAATGGGAAACAAACCCGGATGTGTTTTCCTTAGCTCATGATAGACGTCTTCAAACAATTTGAACTTATCTTTGTCGTGCCTATAATTTTCCATATGGCTACACAAAGCGTTCGCTAAATCATCTACTTTAACCGTTTTAAGGTGTTCGATGTGTTTAGTAAACCGTTTTGGAAAATACACTAAACGGTTTAAATCGTCGCGACGAATATCATTACTGAAATACTCGGAACATTCTAAGCTGTCCCTTTTATGTATTTCCATAGAAACGCCGAGAGACGCAGCCATACTCAGGTAGGCGTTCATATCAACGCCTGTCAAATCCTGGTTCACGTCGTCTCCTCCAGCCACTATGGCTAGTTCACGTATGCGCTCGTCCGGCATACCGATCTTGACCTTAATGGCAACATCAACTACAACCTGGGCTATCGAATTAAATGCGATAGTCCCAAACCAACCACTTTTCATGATTCCCCCAACTTTAGTTTCAAACAAAGTGCCGTTGGTAGTGCGGTACTTACTGTTCATAAAAACTTGGTCGAAGGCTAATTTGATGTCCGTTCTATATTTCTCTAATCTGGCCTCATCCCAATCGGGGTGGCGCACAGCCAGATTTTGAGTTACTTTACATACGATATCAGCGATCCACATATGGTACATGAAATCCCATTTGGATTTATCGCTTTCCCAGACTCCGCCTGGCAGCACTTCTTTGAGATGCTCTAAATGTCCCGTGCACGACGGGTTGAAAGCGTATTTAACTGGTATTTCACGCCATTTGTATATCAATTCGCTAAAGAAATTTTTGAAAATGCAAGCGTGATTGACAAGAGCATGAAGAGGCAATCCTGCTATATTCCTGGGCATACCTTCATCGAGTTTACTTTTCTTAGTGGGTTCGCCTTTACCAAACAACTTGATGACGATGGGTTTTAACCATTCATTAACACAAAGTTGTGCGAATCCTTTTACACCAAACTTTTCAAGTACTTTGCCATTGATAGGCATTCCTTGCAAGCAATAAGGGTAACCACTAGATTTGTTAACTCCAACGATGGTGGAATTAATAACATTCATAGCCCCACTGACCTGATCATAATCACTGTCGGGCATGAAAGTAGCCGGTTCTAGCATCTCAGTCACTAGAAACACGACTCTTTCCGTTTCCTTCGCCGTCAGTGAAGTTTTGATAGAGTTAACTCTATCACCGAAGAGTTGCAAATGCTTACGCAAAGAAACAACTTCCTCGGCCGGGTCAAGGGTAGGGTACTGTAAAGTCCCTTCTTCATATCCGAGTTCCACAATGCGATTCTTGTGGTTCTCGAGAACCTGAACAATTTCAGGTTGCAATTTAGGTGGGGATGGACCGTGAATGGGTTTACCGTCATTCCTTTCAGAATACAACCATTCGTATCCATTTTCCGTACTAACGGCCTTACTACGATTCGCCTTAGTCTTCTTTTTAGAAGTCATGTGTTTCTCTCGTTTCGCTGCCGATTTCCCCGGTATAGGCACGTTTTCCCATCTTTCGTTATCATTCCGATAATCTCCAATAAAATCACGATCATTTCTGTCGTGATAGCGATCATCCTCGTATTGAACGTCGTGATTATATCGCTTATCGCTCATATCTTGGCGAAATAACTTATTGAATGAACCATCAGCTAACATATCTTCGAATAGATCTGCGTCTTTGCGAGCATTGCCTGTTCTACCGAAGGCTTCCACTAACTCGCCCATACGCCAGCCATACGTCGCTTCCCCGTTTCGCAAGATGACGGCATAATTGCCGTCTCTCATCAACTCGAGTTTAGCTACTCCATCACGGTACTTATGTTCCCTGTAATGTTTCTTGTAGGCTGCGTCGGCGTAAGTGTACTTGCTGCGATTTTTACTCGCGGCTTCTTCGGCGGCGCTCGCCGCCAGCAGATATTCCAAATACTCTACTCGAATGGCAACGTTGTGCTTATCAGCCGCCCTAATATGCATGCCAACTACACTATTCCCACAAATAATAACTGATCCTGAGAATCCCTGCTGAGTGCTAGCTGTATGGTACAAGAACTCTATGCCTGAGTCCTCCAGGGTTCGTCCTGGAGCTGAAACCAACAACCCGTCAGGCGTAAACCCGACTGAATGCACGCTCAAGTTGTAAGCTGATCTGACTTTGGTGCTCACAGTTTGAATACCAAGTTTCGACCACATCGCAGGCGTCAATTCCTTGGCGAACGCGTCCACGTTATAACTCAAAATTAAATTATCATCCGGCGAAAAGAATTCCGTCGGGACGGGAACGACTTTGCTTCGATCCACTTCATAATTACCTTTTCTCGTCATTCTGATACGGGCTAAATAAACTTGCGCCGTTGTTTGATACAACGTATTGCTACAATGTCTAGCTGTCATAAAACAGTCTTCAAGGCGCCAGAAGGTTGCGAATAAACGCAAATCAGTTCCTTCGGTGGCTACCAAAATAGCTCCAATATTCTGTGACTTACAAGGGAAATACTCAGAACCTGGCATCGCCATCTCGTCTTTGTGAGAAACGTCCACTGGGTCAGCTGAGAGTTTGTACTCTTTGCCATTGACTACACATAGGTACTCAATGCCATTGAGGCCAACTATTTGACCCAGAAAACGATCATTTTCTTTCCTCTCTGTAAATGGTACAAGAGTCCTCTCCTTCTTCCACCACCGTCTCACCATATAACTGACGAGACAGAGAGTCAACACATCAATCGCCGCTTGTGTCTCTTGGCTCAGTTGATGATACCACTCAAAACTGAACATAGACAAGCCAAACCTCACGATTTCCGCGATGGTGGCTAATATCACAAGGGCGATTTGCAATAAAGCATCAAGCAATTTAACGTACTTGTTGCTTCCTTGCGAACCATCGTCCGCGGCACAAAGCGTTAATTTACCAAGCATAATAAGCTTAAATAGATGCGCTTTGACATGCAAAATATGCAGTCGCCTGCGTCTGATTTCATGCATCAAAGGTGCATTGCGTTCGCAGCTATACCCACCAATTTTTCGGACGAAATATTTGGTTCTGTGGTTGTACAGATTTGACAGCTCATCAAATGCTTCCCCCATAGGGTTGGGTCTCAAAAGCTCAGTCGCAAAACTGGCTGAGTCCCAATCAGGCATATTAACCATGAAATGGTCAGGTATGCCGTGATACAAATCATAATATGATACTAACCGTTCGTGGAGACTCGCTTTAACCGCGACGTCGACTGGGGCCAAACAGTAACGACGATAATCAGACCACGTAATAGGGTTACCACCTATCATATTAATGACTTCTTTTGGGTTTTTCGCTATTTTCTTAAGCACATAATCATGCGCATAACGCGCTGAATTGGTCTTAGCCAATTCACTACAACCGCAGACGCTATTGCCTAGTAAATAACTAGGCATGCCCAAAAATTCGCAAATAATATTGGTTATTTCTGGGGATAGAATGGAAGGTCTATTAAGGCCTCCATTACATGAACAATCCTCAAAACACCAACCCACTCTTTTATTGGTGCGAGCCCATAAGTCTCGCTTCGCTTGGGTGGAACCGTTCTCGG